TTAACATAGATCGCAATATTCACACGGAAACCTGCTCCTGTAGCTCCTGCCCCACCTGGGTTAAGTCCGGTGCCAGCAGCAGCGGCAAAGAGGCCGCGCATCCATGTAATTGCCTGATCATTACCGAAGATTGCTCCGCGAGTAAAGGTAATTGGCTGGAAGGTTGTCATACCAGGGATCTGATGGACAGTAGTGTTGAACCCGCCTTCACGGTAGGTAATGTTCTGAGTTGTGATATTCAACCCAGAGATTGTTGAGAAACCGCCAACCCATCCGGTAGAGACGCCCTTTATAGGCATCGCTGTTTGGTTTGTAGCACTTTTGATGCGTTGATCAAAAACACCATCATTACCAGCGGGTGTGAAGACTGCCCTGAACCTAAACGTGCGTAAAGGATCTGTGGCCAGACTTGAGTTGTAGGTACTTAGGTTAGTTGCCATTATTTACTTTCCTCCTTAGGAAACAGTAACGGTGGTACCACCGCTGTACTGGCCGATGTTTAGAACAACAAATTCAGCTGGGCGCTGGAGGGCAACACCAACTTGGATGTTTACATATCCATTGTCAATTGTTGTTGGGGTATTAATTGTGCTATCGCAGATTACAAAGAATGCAGCTTCTGGTGTTGCTCCTGTAAGTCCGCCTTGAGACCAGAAATTAGTCAAGAAACCTGTGACAGTTGATGTGATCAACGACCATAGATTTTGATCATTTGGCTCAAAGATAGCAAACTGAGTAAGATCACGAAGCGACTTCTCAATGTAGGTTAGCGAACGACGTACTGGTACATAACGATCTACATAACCAGACTTCAATGTACGGGAGCCCATTACAACAATTCCTGAACCCGCAACATACTTAATAGCATTAACAGGTGGTACTGAGCTATTCAAGCTGTCTAGGTTAGCATTGCTTAGAGGAGGAACTGCTACCGCGCCCGAAATACGGGTTTGTAGACCAGCAGGTGCTTTAAAGACTCCGCGTGAGGCGTCTGTAGCTCCGTAGATTCCAGCCATTGCAGCGCCTGCGCCTACAACTAGAGTTTGTCCCTTTGCAGATCCGACTGTAACTGTTGGATCAGCAATTGTAAGTGCTGGGTAATAAACAGCTGCTTGTGAGGTTGTTTGATAAGTAGCTGCTTGTGTTAGCTGCGCTGAAGTAGTAGATGTGTAGTTATCGCTTAGTGTTGCTTGTCCAGTTTGAGCTGGGTAAGCATCAATAATAACAAACACGTCATTTAGACGAGTAGAACCTGTAGCATATGAGATCGCTGCATTAACGGTTGCTGTGTCTGTGGCTCCTGGGATATTCAAGGTAAGAGATTGTGGGATAGTGTCATACAAGCTCAAAGCGGTTGAATAGAGAGAAGCTGTTCCTAAAGCAGGGGCAGCTGAAGTTCCATCGCTTCCACCACTTAAAGACACGCTTAGAATAGGTGCTGAAGCAAGACCAGCTCCGCTAGGGTTACGTGTAATACCTGTTGAAGTCGCTCCTAGATCAGCCAAAACAATGTAGTTAGATGCTGCGTTAACCACTGTAGGCGCGTAACGAGGATCAGAAGCTGTCATTGAAATAGCTGGCCATTGTTCAACAATGTTGGCTGCGGAGGTTCCGTTATAGTAAACAGTTAAGTCAAAGTAGTTACTTTGAGCTGTTGCTGTTGCAGATGCGCCAGTTACAGATGTTCCTGTTGCAGCGTTAGAGACGGTAAACTGAGTTGGAGATGCAGAAGCAATAATTACGTTTGTTAAGTTAAACGCGCTAGTAGAAAGTCCAGAAATTGTTACTGCTTGACCAACTGAAAAAGCGTTATTAGCTGTGTATGTTACTACGCCACCTGTAGCAGACGCGGCAGTTACAGTAGCAGTAGAAGCACCGCTAGTAGATGAGGTCATGCTTACGTTAATGCTGCTGCCCCAGCTACCAGGACTAACTGCACTTACCTTTAATGTTGCCTGAGGTGTGCCTGAAGTTCCATCGTTAAATGAACGGGTAGCTGTAGATGAGCTAACAGTCCCATTAAAGACGCGGGTAACATAAGCAGACTGGCCACCATTTGCAAAGAACATATAAAGAGCAAGTGGAAGGTTATTTGGGTTTGATGTTACTGAGGTGCTATTCCAAGTTCCAAATAGGGTTGTGTATTGCCCCCATGAAGTTACTAGTGTTGGAGTTAAAGGACCGCGGTCATTGGCTCCAAGAAAAGCTGCAATAGTATTGGTAGAAGAACCAGCTACTGTTTGAATAGGGTTTAACGTCTCTTGAACGTACACCCCAGGTCGATTATAAGTTGCCATTATTAATATATCTCCTTAGTTTTTTACGGATTAACGTTTTGTGGTACGGGTGTTAGGGCAGACGGGATGGACGATGTAGTAGAGTTAATTTGAACGTATTCAACAAGAGGTGTGGCAGCGACTTGAGCAGGAGTCATTTCGCTTACAACTCTTACTGTTAATACATTTCTTAAAAGACGACGATTACCAGTTTCACTAGCAACCGCATCTCTTTTTACAAATCCATCAAGGAACATAGAACGCACACTGTTCTCCGTCCCTAAAGTATTAGGTACTGTTAGGTAGCCGTACTTTGATGGAAACTTATTAAGTAGCTGGTAAATAATCGCGCGGTCATGGCGCGGATTACGGGAGTAAGTTGTGATCTGATACACAAGATCGTAGGCAACAGGTATGTTGTACGAATACCCATAGCCAGTTTGAACGGCAACAGTTCCTTGATGATCGCTATCTACAAGTATTCCAGCGGTTTGCCGCTCTTGAGCTTGTAGGATGTCTATCAAATCTATTGTAATAAAAGGGAAGGTCTGGTCACGAATTTCAAGGTCTGGGTACCCAAACCACACTTTAACTGGGCGTGCTGCGTTCTTATCATCGGACACAGTGATACCGCTGAGAAGAGTTTTAATTGCAAGATCTTCAGCAACAATAAAGCCATTACCCATTAGAACACCTCATAAATCATAGGAGGGACCGCTGTGTACATCGCGTGTTCAAGCTTTGTATTGCATCTGTAGAGAAACGCCCGGATAGAGGTATTTGCAATGCCAAACTCTGGACCGTACTCCAGGTCGTCAATCTCTTCTTTAAGGTCCTCTGAGTATTCAATAGCTAAAGTGGTATCTTCTTTTGACACTACGGTCATGCCGTTAATTACGTTAGCTGGCCATCCAGATAAAGTGGCTAACTCACGAAGATCTTCTGTAAAAACAGGGGCTAATGAGTCAGATATATCACGCGCTATGGCGTCTAGGTTACTTTTTCTTGAGTACACTCTTAAATACCTGCGCCTCATAGTAGACATCACCAATTTGCTTTAGTAAGTCTTCCCGAGCCTCAGGTATATTGCTGATAATGGCTTTAGCAAACTCGGTGCTAGAAGCTGTATCAATCTTTTTACCGGACATGGTAATCTCCTTTAGGAGGCAGTGTACTTCGCAAGGGTGAATCTAATCCCGCACGGGATTACTATAAGGATAAACGAAAGGGCGCCCGTAGGCGCCCTTAAGTCTTAATTACTTTTACTTATCCTTCTTTACCTTCTTGGCTAATGCCTTGTCCATCTTCATATCGGCCTTAGCAGATGGCTTCTTCTTATCCATCTTCTTATCTGCCTTCTCAAAAGCTGACTTCTGCTTAGGGGTCATGCCCTTCATAAGCTTGGCATCTTGCTTCTTATCGGCTTTCTTGCAGGCGCCCTTACAATTTGGCTTAGAGCAGCCACAACCACATGATTTGCACATAATTACTTACCCTTCTTCTTAAGAGCCTTGAAGTCAGCTCCGGTGATCTTATCTTTTGGGGCAGCAGCTGAAGCAATCTTCTTCTGCTTAGGGGACATGCTCTTTCCCTTGCCGTATCCGGCTTCACCCTTTTTCTTCTTGCATCCACAAGTCATGCACATATTACTTACCTTTTTTCTTACGGGCGGCTGCAATATTGTCAACCGCATTTGGATATGGGCGACCAGCGGCTTTGGCTTTAGCACGGGCTGAGGCCTTCTGGCTCTTACTTAGTTTACTATGCTTACCGCCGTCTGGGTCTTTCTTATCCCAAAGAGGTTTTTCTTTAGCCATTATTTATCTTTCTTTGCTTGCTTTGCAGCGCGCTTCTCTTTAAGAGTCATCTTTGGCTCTTTCTTTTGATTGGCGTTTCCTTTTTGTTCTTTATTTGCCATCTTTTTTATCCTTTACCTTTTCGGGTAGTTTTCCTTTTGGTGTTTCTTTCTGCCATTGGCGCGCCATCTGAGGATGGGTAGCCCACATCCACTTTTCTTGTTGTTTAGATTTAAATGGCATTATCCAACGTTATAGATGGTTAGGTTAGCGGAGGGAGACGCTGGACGAGTTGGATTTGTTCCTGCCGCTGTAGCAAGAAGTGACATGCCTGCAGCACCTGACCACCAATGGAACTGAATGTAGTCATTTGGCAACACAGAGATAGGGGCTTCAATGTTTGCTAGAACCTGCGAACCCTGCGCGCTAGCTGTGGTAAAAGTAAAAGCAGAGGATGGGACTTGAACACCGTTTTTAGAAAACCAGGTTGTGATGTGGTAGTCACTTGTACCGCCAGTAAAATTAAACTGACCTAAAAAGTTAAGGTTGTATGTTCCTGGGTTTGCAAAAACAATTTTACTTTTATCCGATGTGTTAAGGGCCATGCCCTTGCTTATACTGGTAGTGTCCCAAGTAACAAGGTTATCCGCTGTAGTTCCTCCGCTAGCCTGGCTTGTGCTTAAAGCAAAGTTGCCGTAGTAAAGAATGGCGGCCGGCACTACCGGGGTATTTACTTTAACGCTCATGCGGTTGTCACCAAAAGCACAGCCACGTTAGAAGAAGAGGCGCTTGAAATAGCATACAAAGTCTCTGTTGGCCCAAGCGAGTCAATAGTAGCTGAGGTTCCTGGCAAGAGCGTAAGTCCGTATGAAGAAGAAGTTACGCCAGCACCTCCAAGGTAAACCGTTGCAGCAAGGTCAACATTTTGCACAAAAACTGTTGCCTTATCCCAAACAAAACGCTTTTCAATAGAGTTGTTAACGAGGGCGTCTGTGTTAAGCGCTGTAGCCGTTGAGCTATTAAGCGTAACAGCCGAATGTGTGAGTGCCATGTGTCTCCTTAGTTTGCATACTGTAAGAACTGAGGGTCATTTTGCATTTCTTCAGGCATAACCTGAATGCAGTCAATAGCCAGCAGTGTGTACTGTTCAGAAATAATACCGCGTTGCTGTACCAAATATGGCCTGTAAACTTCGCCTTTCCACACCACTCGGCTCTTATCTTGTTGTCCAAGTGTTTGAATCTGTGACTCAAGGGTGGGGTTAATATTATTTAAGTCATCGATATTAAGGGTTAAGTGAAGCTCATCGGACTTATAAAAGCCTGCCTCAGAGGTTTTAGCGCTACCTGCCGCAATTACAGCTCTAACTACAGGGATGGTGTATGGGCCATACCATTTACGGCCCCCTCCAGAAACAGATACTCCATCACCAACATCATAAATAGGGTCGACGTTAGTATCTGTAAGGTCAAAAAACCACCATTCGGCTACGGTCCCAACAGGGTTACGAAGCTCGGTGTTGATTCCGTCCCTAATAGTTAACGACTCAAAGTTAGAGTCAAAACGACCTTCTTGTGTGTATCCGCGCATTTTCTTATTATCCCCTACTTATCGTCTTTTGTAAGGTGTTCTGCGGCAGCTTCTGTGCCAGTTTTGCGGTAACGAAAAGTCTCCCAAAGAGGAGCTGGAATCGCATGAATACCGTATAGGGTCCTATGGTGAGCTGTACAAAGTACCTCAAGATTTCCTGGGCTTTCAATCCACTCCTGGAAGTCTTCATCAGAGGCAAAGTGAACACCAAAAGCTTCTTCAACCCTTTTAGGGTCCATGTTATTTACTTGAGAGAACTCTATGTGAGAGTGGTGAAGCTCGGGGGTGCCTGAACAAAGGTCATCATTAATAACACATTTCCATAGACCTTGTTTTTTAAGACGAGCTTTAGCTTGATTAAATAGATGATAATGGGGGTCATCCTCACGGGGCTCATGCTCTGGAGTAGATACAGCCAAAGTTAGATTTAACTTGTTTTTATGAGCGTCAGTCAAGGCGACTCCTTAAATAGATATCTATCTAGTATCTATAAATAGGGGTCGTTTGTCAGCGTCAACGATTGTATTCAGGCGGTATGTAATAGTCTTGATAAGGACCAAACTTAGGATGAACCCTAGAATACTTGTAAAATCTATCTACCTTATCTTTATTAGCGGGGTCTTTAATAAAACTAAAGTAAGACTCCCTAACTACTGCTACAAAGTCTTTGATGTCTAACTTTTTAGGGTTTGCTCCACTGCACCTAAAGCTTGTTGATCTAACATCTTGATTGACGTCTTGAAAGTAAAGGTGGGATAGCGGAAGCGCTTGGTTAGGGAACACCAAAGAATATCCGGCGTCCAATAGATTCATTGTTTGAATAAGCTCTTCTTCCCAAAAGATAATGTCTTTAGGAAGGCTGTCTACCTCAAGAAAGCGCTTATTAGAAAACGCAAATTGCGCGTTGAACTTAACACAAGGAAGATATAGCTCCTCTTTTGCATTAGGGCCTTCCATAAGAGTAAAGTCTCTCCAGCTAGGAAGGTTGCCATCAAATCTAAACTCATATATAAACATAGGATACTTAGCGTGTTTGACGTGACCAAAGTGTCCCCGAACACCCGCGTCATCGTGCATGTATGGCGGTAGATAGGCGGTTAATACCGTCTTATCATTATTTGTTTCTTTAAGCGCGCCTTTATACAGCTCTATTAAGTTTGTATCCCACCCTTTATCAAACTTAGTGTGGGAGTCTATTTGAAGAACATAGTCTTGGTCGTTATAAAAAGACATGGCTGCATGCCTACCAAAGCCTATACTAGGCTCATACTCACCGTGCAAAAACCTTTTTAAAGAGACTTGTTTGTACTCTGATAGGGGCTCAACTTCTTCTTTGTAGAACTTATCTTGGTCAAAGCTGTTGTCAACGATGTCCATAAAAACTACCCCAATAGATAAGTCATCGGGATTTTCTGCGTTTTTAATAGCTTCTTTTACGGTGTAAGGAAGCTGCCTGTCATACATACTAGGTATGGCTATATAAATAGACATTAAGACTCAATCTCAATAAAGGTAGGGTTGCTTAAAAACAAAGACGCCAACCTAGGACTGTTTACTTGAAATTTTTCAAATACTTTACCGTCTACAACAATGCCTAGTGTAATTGGCTCAGATGAGATCTTAGGTGCAATAGGCTTTTCTTTATTTTTTTTCATGAGTAGTCCTTATTTTTTCTCCAGAGCTTTCTGTACACGCCTTCTCCCATGCGTGTTTTTGCAGCTTGTTTTACCAGCTTTTCGGTACTAACCCAGTCTTGGGTATAGGTCCAACTATCTCTTTTAATAGGTATGATTTGCGCGTAGGGGGTTCCAGCGGGAATAAGACCTTCAAAACCCTTTTTAATAAAAAATGGTATGTTGCCCCAAGCACTATACTCATCTGTATCAACAATTGCAGACATCGTTGTAAAGGGAAGATCAAACCTATTTAGTGGATGAACAACTAATGTGCTATAGCCTTTAGGAGTTTTCCAACCCCATCTACCTGACCAGATCAAATGATTATGCTCATGTCCCGCTGGTCTAGGCATAGTATGTCCAGATAACCCTTTGCGCTCACCAACAAATACCTCATTGGATTCCCACTCCAGCTTTAAGTTGCCCTCTTCGTCCCTAGAAACATAGAGGTCTTCTTGCGTTACTAGAGCATACCCAGAGATCATTGCGTCTAAGAAAGGCGCACATGTTTTTAAACCGGGCATCTCTTCATTACGCTCTGTTTTATAATATCGTTCCGCGTGCGTATACCACTCAGGTATAAAACTCTTAATTGGTGCTGGGCGTTTAAACCCTTTATGCAAACCCGCATCAGGTATGAATTTAATGATCCTCATATGTGCTCCAGTTTTTAATTGGTTACGGTTGCGTAAAACGGTCCAATCGAATTGCCTTGATTCTGAGTTGAAGAGGTAAGAATAATACCATGTAGATTACCAGCAGGGGTAATTGTTCCGCTAGATGCAGTACCTAAGGAGTTGTTAAATGCGCCATCGCTATAACCAGTGGCTGTGGCATTAGACCCGTGGACTACAACCTTTAAAGAATTTACTATAGAGGATACCGCGGTAGAGGCTATTGTTGATACAGTTCCAGATATTGATCGATAAAGATTTAAATAGTATTGAACATATGAGGCCGCTACTGGGGCCGGATTTTGATAGGCTGTATAAGAGTAAGTAAAGTAAGTAGTGCCACCGCCGCTTACATAATACTGATAGCTATAAGTGTAAGCTCCGTAATGGGCGTAGTAGTTGTACCCATTTGTTGTAGCGTAGCCATTAATTCCGTAACCAGTGCCCGTACCATTAAACGGCCCTGAGGTATAGGGAGTGATGTATCTAGCCCCGGTTCCTGTTGTAGAGTATGGATAGTTGTAGGCGTAAGTGTAGCCGTCAGTTTCTTCCCCCACAGCCGCCCACCAGTTATTAGAGTCTTGAATCATAAAGGACACTCCCGCACCCAAAGATACGGTGGTGGCCTCTACAGTAACAAGGGGGCTTCCTAAGTTAACTGCAGCGATTGAGTTGTTAGAGGGGGCATCACTAGTTACGGCGACTCCGCCGTTTGCTGTCCAAGTTCCTTTTATAGCTTGCCATAGGGTTCCTGAAGATGATGTGCTTAAAGATCCTGTGGTATAGCGGTTAAAGTCATCGCTAACTGATGGTAAAGGAGTTACGGCATTAGAGGCGGTAGAAGTTGTAGAGCCTATGCTGTTAGTAGCAGTCATTGTAAATGTATAGCTAACTGCTGCTGCAAATGACCCAGTTACAGTTACTGGAGAGGCGCCTACAGTATAGGTTAAAGGTATTGAAGGTGTTGAGGTTATTGTATATCCCGTAATTGCAGATCCTCCGTTAGGACCCTGTGTATAAGGGATGCTTACAGAGGTAATATCTGTGACAGTAACTGTGCCTAACACAGGAGCAGAAGGCGCTGAAACAGCTAGTACAGATGAAGAAGCGCTACTTGATGCGCTAGTTCCATTGGCATTAGTGGCAGTTACTGTGTAAGTGTTAGTTGTTCCAGAAGACTCGCTAACAGTAATAGGGCTTGAAGAGCCTGTTGAAGAGGCCCCACTAGAAGAGGTAACTGTATAAGAGGTAATATTCTTTCCGCCTGAATTGGCTGGGGGTGTAAAAGGCACAGAGACTTGAACAGAGCCGTACGCTTGTCCAGAGGCAACTGTAGGGGTTCCTACAGAGGGCGCTCCAGGAACTGTTGTGGCTAATACTGAAGCGGAGGATGTTGAGGCAGGAGATGCACCCGTGGAGTTAGAGGCCACCACGCTGTAAGTGTAAGAGACGTTAGATTGAAGACCTGTAACTGTTAGAGGAGGGGCTGATCCTGTAGCCGTATATGACCCTGGATTAGACTTTACTGTGTAAGTTGAAGCAGAACCTCCGACAACAGCTGGTGTGAAAGATACGGTAGCTGAGCCATTATTAAATGTTTTATTTGTCCCAACATCGGTAGCTATTACGGACGTCGGTGCGCCAGGCACATCTGGAATGGCGGTGTTTCCAGCATTGGCGTTGCGGTATTTATTTCTGTTTAAGGTATTAAGTCTACTAGCCTTCTTAATCACGACTTAATCTCCTTAGTTGTCTTTAGCTTGTGCGTCCTCATATGTATATCCCGTAGTGCCAGATGTGCTGGCTTTAGTCGCGGACATTAAGAGATCTCACTTCCATAAGCATGGAATGAAAGGGTGGCACTAGACGCAAATACTCGAATAGTAGCCCCGTGCTCAAGGGTAATTCCTAAGGTAAGGAACGTAGTGTCATTTGCATTTACTGTTGCTCCATACACAAGCCAGTTAGCGCCTGTAGAAGAGGCAGTGCCGTTAGGCCAAACAGCAATTCGATAGGTAGCTGGTGAGGCGGCTTGGTTGCAGACTGAAATTGTTGAGACTACAGAAACAGCGGAGCTGCCACTAGGGGTGTACAGGGTTGTTTCTGTACTAGCTGCTGGGTTTACTTGACCCAAAACTTTGTACGCGGTGGCCATGGGACTCCTTTAAATACTCGTGGTTTAATTATCCCCAGCGGGGGCTTTTTTGTCCCCTCTAACCCCTAAAACTATTAGTTAGGCTTGAATCAGCGGACCCAAAGCATGCCCACATCGGCAGTTGGTCTTAGTCCTGATTTCTTCCATCCACCTGTTTCCCAAGCATCTTGGTTCTCTTTAAGCCAAAACTTAAAATGCCAACCCCCAAATTTGAACCACTCTTCAGGCTCTTGCAGATGGTGTTCAATAAACTGAGGCGCAAACTCTGTGTATCCCAAACGCATTAGGTAATCTAATTGAGCGTAATGCTCTTCCAAAGTAGCCAAAGTCCACTCAAAGGTAATCATGCCCATCTTGCGGGTCATGCCCTTAAATACCGACCACTCAGCGCCTTCAACATCTATCTTAATAAGATCAGGCTCGCCGTAGATTGCGGCAAGAGTGTCTATCGTGATCGTTGTGGCGTAAGTAGTCTTAAAAGGTTTGCCGTTGTAGGGCATATCTGGGGAAGTCAGCCAATCCTTGTTTAAGGTACTTAGCCCATCTTCTTGCGCCTCGTAAAACTCCACGCGCTTGTTATCTGTATCAGATACGGCGAACTTAATAGGGGTTACGCGAGGTTCGTAAATAAAATTCTTAACAAGATCTGCATAAATCCGTGACGGCTCTACGGCTATTACATCGTAGCCTTGAGCGAGCGCAGCAACCGTAGCATCTCCCCGGTTAGCGCCGATATCAAAGAATAACGGCAAGGTTCGCCTCTATTGCGTTGCGGTACTCGTCAGATATATCTAAGCGAAGTAACTCGTTGAAAATATCAATAGATTCTTGCTTGCGACCTAACCACCATCCAGCAACGGCTTCTTCAAACTCTAGGGCGTAATCAACATATCCAACATCAGCAGGTAGCGGGCTAAAGCCAAAATCATCGTTAGCAACATTCTGACCTATGCGCGCATATACCCAAACCTTGCGCCAGTTACCTTGGCGTTCGTGGAACTGCGACAAGAGAAAGAAACCTTCTGGGCGATCAGGGTCATAACCGATTGCTTGCATCAGGCAAGTCTCAACCGTAGTCAGGCGGTCATTTTGATCGTTAAAGCATTTGGCAAGTTTAAGAAGCGAGGTATAAACATAAAGATCGCCCCACTCTTTGCCATACTCTGCGGTGCGTAGATAGAAGGAAACTGCGCTCGCTATCTGATCTGCCTTCTCATACTCAACGGCAACATCAAAGTTNAGTTTAGGNTCAAANGGNTCTTTAGATAGTGCNTAGATCAGTTCATCAAGCATCAAGCGCCTCCGCTATTAAGTCCTCAATAATAACGCGTGGTGTGCGTAACACAAACGCGGCATTATCTGCAACGGCAAAACTAATCAGTAGATCGCCTTTATACTCGGCGATTCCTACGCAGAACTCAATCCTGAAATCTAGGAACGAGAACTCTTTAGATAGCCCGACAAGGTTTAACTGATCGTCATAGACACAGAGCCTATGGCGGTATATGCCATCCTTTTGCTGAAGGTAGTTCTTAAAGAGATCAACCTCATGGGTTATTGAGATATAGCAGTTGCCCCATCGTATGAGCTGAGAGCCACCGCGCTGATCTTTAGGCGGCTGAAGTCCTTGGCGAACGCTGACCTGCTTGGTTTCTGAGCCGTCAAACTCGACCACTTCAACAGGGCTAGACCACTTAACAAACTGATAAGGGCGATCAAGAATAGGCATCCAGTTCTTCTCGCAATACGAGTTATCCGGCGCTGGTGCAGGAATTCTTTTGCGATCAACTTCCTTGGCAACCCAGTTCTCTTTATCCAGCGCAATCTTGGTCAGTTCCATGCGGCCCGTACCAATGGTATCTAGATCGCGCCGAACGCCTATCAAATAGTAATCATCCCAATAAACAAGACGAGCATCTTCAAGTCCGACAAACTCCCAAATAGGTTCGTGCAGGTTCAGCATCTCTACCTTGGTGCAATCCGTCATTACTAGGTCGCTATTGAGGCGAACGAGGTAATTCTCGGTGACTAGGCGCTGATCTTTCTCAGGATGAAGATAAGCAAGTGGACCCCAGTTTGAAGGGTAGAGTTGCTTGTTCTCGCTATGGTAAAGAATGTAATTGACTACCCGGACATTAACAAGGATATCGCCGTCAGAGTCAATAAAGACCGATGGGTTCATTCCCCCGAAAGTATCGGGTATTGCTATCGGTGCTAACTTGCCACCTTGTCCAACCGCCTTTTGGACTAGATTCATTTGCTTCCTTAGTTAGTTGCTGCCGTCAAGTAGGAAACTGTAACACCTTCTGTGTCCGAAATCAGGAACAGGGGAGTTTGAGCCGAGTAGGTTACAGAATCAGAAGCATTAGCAGGAATGAGGTAGCCAACATTATCTCCGCTTGCAGATACCTGCGGGTTGCCGATATACAGGTTGGCAGTTGCGTGGGTATTGCGAATCTTGATCGTAGTATTTCGACCTTGAGGCTGAACCATTAAAGCCGTAACGGTTGTGCCAACTGTAAGCGTTCCTTGCTGAATTGGGAATGTCATTGGGATCTCCTAGGAAGCCGTATAGGTAGAGGTTAATTTAACATAAGAAGGCTGCTGTTGAGGCGCAAGACTAGAAGATAGATAAGTCGGGTACTGACTATTGTAATCATACGACCCAAACGCATATTTAGTGTTTAGTTTTTTTACAATTAAAGGCTGCTTAATTCCAGTAGGAACTGAAGAAAAAGTGCTGCCTCCGTCAGAAGAATACATTGCAGTACTATTGTTATATTCAATTAACAGAATTTCGTTACTTGAAACAATCATTTCAATGTCGTTTCCTGTGTATGAAGCCCAACTCAAAGAAACTTGAGTCCAAGTGTTAGTGCTAAGGTTAGAACATTTCCATAACTGAACATTTCCATTGCTTATACCAACGGCAACCCAGTAATTAGTTCCATCCCATTGAACAGAACTGTAATGACTATAAGCAAAAGGGCCAATGGCGGAAGTAGTCCAAGAATTACCTGCTGGGAATGAACTATAGTAAACATTGCCTGTTGATGCGTCGCAAACAAAAGTGTAGCCATTTACATTAGAAATTGCTTGAGCAGTACTCCAAGGAGCGCCATAAACATTAGTCCATCCGCTAATTGGGTCGCCATAAGTATAAAAATTAGAATAACCTGGAAATAAAACAAAATTACTATTGCTAACATCATACAAAATATTATTGCCGAATTGACTTGATAAACTACTTGGACCGCCATTAGGGAAATACCCAGCAGCCCAATTAACTCCATCGCTAGAGTAAGTAAAGTTATTGCCCATTTGATTATATTGCCAAGTTCTAACAAAATTTCCGTTTCCATAAGCAAGGCCATAGGAGTAGCCGTATGCTCCTATACTTGGATCTGAAGAAGTAATCCAAGTAGCACCGCCGTTAGTTGAATAAGAATATATTGGATACTGTTGAGCAAACAAATAAATATTGTTTCCATAGGCAGCATATTGGTAGCCAGTGTTTGTGTTTTGAAAAGCAATAGGATAAGCGGATGGTGTTGTTCCAGTAATACTGGTTGCGGGTGAAGTCAAAGTTAATTTGCCAAAATTGCCAACAGGAGTATTTCCGTTAATCGTAAAAGTCGCAGGGTTTGTCGAGGGGGTTTCGTACAAATAACTGCCAGCAGGTATCGAAACACTAGCAGTTGAGGTGTGACCTAATGCAGCGACAGGAAAATAAGTAGCATAAGCAGAAGTTCCAGCACTACCTGTAATGCCTTGAAGTCCTTGTAAACCAGCAGTACCAGTTACTCCTTGCGCGCCAACAACAACAGGCTTCCAAGAGGAACTTGCGGTGTCGTAATACATAAGTTGTGACATGGGATCTCCTAAGCGATATTTCCGAATGTAAGAGGTGCGCCCCATTGAGTTCTATTTACAAAACGGAACCAACCTTGAAGCAAACGAATCTGACCAGTTGAAACGGATGCCATAAGAGGGAATCTACCTTGTGCGCCTTGGCAGAATCCGCGAATTGTAATCATGTGAGTAGCAGCAGTATTGCCGCCTGAGATTGCTTTGTTCGAAGTTTGACTATAATTAGTAATACCAGTTATGGCAGTACCATTTTGTAACATAACCTGAACATTGGTCATAAACGAGCCGTTAGCAACTCCACCCCATCCAAGGGTAATAGTTCCTGTTCCAGAATTAGAAACATACATATTGTATTCAAAATCATAAGCATTACCTGCTAAAGTATATGGAGCAACACCAAATAGGCTTGTGGCAGTTGTTGTTATGATCGAGCCTTGAGTCCAAGAAGCATAATACTGCTCTGCTGGTATTTGCTGGTTCTTGTGGTTGTCATCGCCAACAGTTGCATATCTAGTTGAATCATTTGTACCTGTACCAGCATTTGCACCAAGAATCGGGTAATTTGCGTTAAAAGGGTCAATCGCTACCGTATTGGCGTTATATACATAAGGCTGACCTAATACAATCGAATTTGAAACATTTGAAACAGTTGAACTACTGCCAATATGAATAGTGTTATTGCTAGTTGAAACTTGATAACCAGCATAATTACCAACAAAAATATTGGCGCCACCACTAGTTAAATTGTTGCCCGCAGAATTACCAATAACAACATTGTTAGATCCTGAAGTCAGACCATAAGCAGGAGCCAAGCCAACCATTACATTGTCATGCCCACTTACGGAATTAACTGCAGCGATATTAGTACCAATAAAAGTATTTTGATAACCAGTATAAGTACCACCGCGAGCAATATTTGTACCTACGGAAAGGTTGTAATTGCCATTTAACGAAAGTTGAGTTGGATCGCCAACGAACAAACTTTCAACAAGTCCTCCTGGGATATTAACGCCATATCCAGCAGAACCAGTAGTACCCTGAAGTCCATAAAACCCTTGGATACCAGTAGTGCCTTGAATACCAGTCGAACCAATAGTGCCTTGCAAGCCTTGAGTACCCTGCGATTGGTTAAATCCACCACCCTGAATACCTTGAGTGCCTTGGATCGAACTAGATGACAAAACAGTATTTACCCAAAGTACGCCTTGGTTGGTAGGAGCAGTAGCACCGAATACAACACCCTGAACACCGATGTTGCCTTGGATACCCTGAAGTCCTTGGATACCGTAGAAGCCTTGAAGTCCAAGAGTTCCTTGGGTTCCAACAAATCCTTGTGTTCCAGTCGCGCCCTGCATACCAGTAACACCCTGAAGTCCAACTGAACCCTGAGTACCAATAGTGCCTTGTGATCCTGTTGCGCCCTGAAGTCCTTGAACGCCTTGGCTACCAATAGTTCCCTGAGTTCCAGTAAAACCTTGAACGCCGTTAGTGCCAATAGTTCCCTGAGTTCCATTAACACCCATAGTGCCAGTAGTACCCTGCGAGCCAATCACGCCCTGTGTACCAGTCTGACCTGTTGTTCCCTGAGTACCAAGAGTTCCTTGCGAACCAGTATTGCCAGTTGTTCCCTGAATACCTTGAGCGCCGATAGTTCCCTGTGCGCCGATGGTTCCTTGAGAGCCTGTTGTTCCAATAGCACCTTGAATACCAGCAACGCCCTGCGCTCCGATAGTTCCTTGTGCGCCTACTGAGCCTTGAGTTCCTAATGCGCCTTGTGTGCCAGTAGCACCTTGGATGCCTGTCGTGCCTTGGATTCCTTGAGTTCCTTGTGCGCCAGTTGCGCCATTAGTTCCTTGTGGACCTATACCTGAAGTTTGAGCAAATGTGATTGGGTCTGTGCCAATAATGCTCCAGCCGTTTGACTGGCTACCTACTGAGTTTTGAATCCAGTTAGTATTAGCAGCAAGAGTGCCTGAGATTACATAAAGATAATCGCCGTACTCAACTTCACCATTAACTGAGTTATTGTAATCAGTCGAACGAGTGAGGATGTATGGGCGCGCACCTGCACCAGTTTTACCTGTGTCGGTAATTACATAAATACCGTTTTCGGTTGCGATAGTTTGATTCTTAACCAATACGCG